GAATATCTTTAGTTGCCATAACGTAAAACACGTTACCTTCAACAACTGGTTTAGTATTGCTATGCAAAGCGTGGTTTGAATATCGCCCTGCAATAGTTCTTTTTTCCATAATACGGACGGGGCAGATCAAACTACCTGCCTTAATTTCTTGGCTGGTAAATAATCCTTGACCAGATAATGAAGACTTACCAACAGTGATATGTTCATACCCAATAGGTAGATCAGTTACATCGTCAGTGTTAACTATCTTCTCCATTTCATTATGAGACAAACCAATTTCACTTAAAAAATACTCGTAGTCAGCTCGGTTAAGGTGATCATGAAACTCTTTGTATTGCTGGTAAGTGAACACAGAGGTGAAGTCTAACGCTTCGTTAAGTGGCAAGTGATCAGGAATGCAGTTTATTGTTAGCCACTTCGTTTCTTTATGGGCCAAACCACCTTGACGCTTACCTGCTTTCGCCTCAATGACATTGTTACCCTGGTAACGCTTCTTGCCTCCGTTGGCAGAAAGGATAGTTATATCGCCGCTTAGCATTATTTCAACATGGTCAAACTTGTAAATGCGACCAGTGATAAAGGCACCTTCAGGGATTGTTATTTCACGGCAATACATACCACCGGAGCGATATTCTTTCAGCTTGTAACCTTCATCGGGGATCTGTTCAAGTTCAAATAGGCCTTTCTCTAACCGCTCGAAAACACCACGGCTTTCAATAGTAGTTAAGTTGTCATAATTTTTTATGGTTTCAACAATGTCCAAACAGCTAGATTCTTTCATGTTCACCTTATGTAGTCATTTGCCCGGAGGCTTTGCTCTTGGCTATTAGATCGTTTAATACGATTATAGCGTTGTTTAAGTCGGTAGCCAGCGTATTGATTGCGGCTTTGTTGGCATTAGATAGGTCAGCTAGTGACTGAGAGTGCGCTTGTGAATAAGCCACCGGCGCGGCTACTGCATCAGCAACAACCACTTCAACGGTTGACTGCACAGCATCGGAAAGTAACGTCATGCGCTTAACTAGGCCTTGCGTGGTTTCACCTGCAAGATCATTAAAGCCAACTATATTACCATTTGAACCGTGGGCCTCTTCTAGTTCTTCGTGAACAACTAGATTTTCAGCATTAGTTAAAACACCTTGAGCGTTTTCAGCTATGCCTTGAATGTTTTCGTTAACTTGAACAATAGTTTCTTGAAGTGTGGCGTTAACATCAACAAGCTCTTGATCGAGTTCAGCCTTATTGTTATCAATGGCGTTACCGCCCTTATATGCTACTCGCCTATAAATGTCACGCATCCAAGTAGAAAAGGCTCTTGATGGTAATCCGTTAGCGTCAACTACTGGCGTGTTTAACGGCGGTTGAGATACTAAGTTCTGAGCCATATCAGCGAATCTCCACCCATGCGCCACCAATATCAATAGGTATCGGGTCGCTTATTTCAACCTTAAAAGTAAACTGCCTGGCACAACCAAAACGGTTAACCTTTGCGCGTGACAAGTAATTGCCTTTCTTGCCAATTTTACCGACCTTGAAGTTTTCACTGTAGGTTTTACCTTCATCTTTAGAGAAGTAAACCCTGAGTTCTGGATCGTCACCTTGACCAAGCGTTAGCCCAACACCTGAACTCATATCAAATTCAAGACTATCGACAGTAAGGAACTCTCTTCCTTTATTTACGGTAGGTAATATAAACTCTCTTATTACCGGTTCACCATCGTCAGTGTAGTAACTATTTGCAAGCTGATAAATTCTTCCGCTCTTAAAATCACCAACTAAGGTTTTTGAGTCAAAGAAGATAGCGTTGTTTGATTGGTGCCTACCAAATTGATAGCTTTGGCGAATATGCCAAGCACCTGTTGAAATATCAAAACACCAAGTTAAATCACGGCTAGGGATTGTCAGCACGTAAAACAAATGACCTTCATCCTGATACGTGTAAGCAAACGCATCAGATAGATCAACACCCTTTAATGTTTTCTCTACGGCGTGAGAGCTTATTCTAATAGGTGTATATCCTGCCATTTGATAAACCATCAAATCAGAACCAACAAAGTAAATAGTGTTGTTCTGCTTGGCTACCGTATATCTAGCCCCACAACCTTTTTCAACAAATGCGCCCTGATTTCTTTCTAGTGGAAAATCAGCAGCACCGGAGTTATACCAAACCTCGATAGTCTCAGTGCCAAACATAAATACTTCACGGTGATCACTTAATACCGCGACTAAATTATCTGGCTGGCCTTCAGCAGTGGCGAAGTCTAGAGGATCAAAGGAAACATCAAGCAAGTTAGATAGGAAAAACTGACCTGTGTCTTTTCTATTAAATATAAAATAACCGTCTTGATAAGTAACAGTGTTTGACGGGTAAAAACCTTCTGCGGTTATCTCTTCAACTAAATTCGTTGTTGCATCCCAATAAAAACCCTTGAAACCGTCAACAACAACTACTTGAAAACCGTTATCCTCCATTGAAACCCGACTAGTAAGATCAACGTCACCAAGCTCTTTGAACGTTCCGTTATTAAATATTTCATACATCTTTGATGGAGTAACAGCGAACGCTCGTCCTTTGTTGTAGTGAAGGCCTAACACTGGAAACGTTGGAAGTTCACAAAAGAACGCTAGCCCAGGTGAATTAATAAGCGTGAAAGGATACTTACCGCCAACGCTTTTACGAGGGTAAACATTAATAAGGACCTCTTGCCCTGCAATGTCACCCTCTGCGGTATTGGCCACTAATGGTATTTGTCTTTGCGCCATGATTAAGGCCCCTGATCAATTATGTATGTTCCCTTTGCTCTCTGGCTATTAACAAGGGCTCGATCCATACCAAGAACCAACTTTCTAAAGTTAGCGCGTTTAATCCTGCTTTTACCTTGCATAGCGATAGTGGCAATAGAATTTGAAATCTCTTTACCCCATTCATCAGCAAGCATAATCGCCAAGTTGTAAATTAATACCTGTTCATATCCTGGCGGAAGGTTAATAACGTCAGTTAAACAAGCTGTAGACAGGTAACCGCTTAACGGCTGAACAACTTCAAGGTGAAGCGTTTCATCAGCGTAAGGTAGCGATTCAAATAAAATGGTGTTCATTGGCCAGCCTTTACGATTATAAAAGCGTGAAGGCCGAGATCCGTTCGTTTTTCGGCTTATTCGTGAGAACGTTGTAACGTCAATTACTTCTTGAGGGTAATCGGTTTCGTAAGCATCACGAATAAAAGAGGCAAGTATCTTTTCAGGTCTAGCGGTTTCAATATGGTTATCAGGGATTGTTACGCCTGGGTAGATACCAATAGTATATTCAGACGTACCAACTACTAATTGCTTAGTGACAACGCTTACAACTGGTATAAGCAACGATTCAAGGGACCAGGCATCTACCATTTGGGTAAAAACCTCCTTTGCATCGTCACCTTCATTAGCTGGCAATGGCTCACCAGCAGCAAGAACGCCAATTTTACGCATTGCCGATCTTATTAAATCACCTACTGTTTGAGCCATGACATTACGCCTTATTCAGTGTCTTCAGCTTTTAAGGCTTCAGTGATTTTTTCGATACAAGTATCTTCACCAAAGTTAATGCGGAGCTTAACGCCTAGCTGCTTGCCAAGAATAATGTGCTCTTCTTTGGTTAGCGACTTAGCGTCTTTGATGAACTTAGCTTTAAGATCTTCATCATCATCAATGGCTGAAGTGTTAATCATTTCTTCAGTGCCGTCTAACTCTTCAGCTTCTTCGGCAGGTTCACCGCCTTCTTTCAAACCACGGCGCTCAGCTTCAGCAATCAACGCTTCATCAGTGAAGTCTTTAATATCAATGTGAACATCGACAAGCTTATTGATTTCGGCTTTCATCTGATCAGGAGTCATAACGATAAAGCCAATTTTCTCAAGCATGATCTTCAAGTGGGTAGGATCAGCGTTTTCAGCTTGTTCAACTGTGATACCTACATCATTCTTTTTAGGAAGATTCAACTTGGCAGGAGTAATAACCCAACCTTTTTCTAGCATGGCTTCGTACTCTTCAGAGTTACGACCACCGATAAACTTAAAGATCTCGCCTTGTGGCTTGTCCTTGTGGAATAGGTAAATACTTACTTTAGGATTGATTACTTTTTCAATTTGCTTCTTTTTCATATCGGTTACCTGATTAGTTTTTGAAAGCTTTCACCCAAAAAGCCCGGACATACCGGGCTTTATCTTTGGACCTTAGCGGTTAACCTGTTGCAGCACCCCACAAGCGCAATGCTAGTTCTGGGTAAATCAACTGAGCACCCCAAACAATATCAATACGTGTCACTTCTGACATTTCGTTAATATCGTAAGCTTGAGTAAGCAGGATAGATAGACCTGATTCAGGGTCATACACACGTTCTTTAACTACTGCA